TATGCTCCCGACTACCATCTTCAATAATTATAAGACCACAAAGACCATCGACTTATAATTAAATTTTATAAAGACCGTGCTATGGACTTTATAAAAATTAATAAAAATCAAAAAAAATAAAAAAAAATTCTTTATATATAATAAAATTCAATTTGTTTATAAGTTAATATATTTAAAAAGATACATATTAAAAATAATAAAATGAAAGCATATATTTACTGCATTTATAATAATAAATTTAAAAGGGATTTCTATATTGGCTCATCAAAAAAATATAAAAAAAGAATGATAGAGCATAAGTCAAATTGTTATAATCCAAACAGTCCAAAACACAACTATAAGGTCTATAAATTTATTAGAAATAATGGTGGTTGGTCAAACTGGTCACATATAATAATTGCTATAGTCGATGTAAAAGACAAATTGGAAAAAAGACAAATTGAGCAAGTATATATAGACCATCTTAAACCTGGTTTAAATGATAAAAGGTCTTATCAAACACCTGAACAATTAAAAGAATGGCAAAATGATTATATAATTAAAAATAGAGAACAATTAAAAGAATATCAAAATGATTATAGAATCAAAAATAGAGAACAAATAAAAGAATTGCAAAACAAAAAAATGAACTGCATATGTGGTGGCAAATATACAAACAAACATAAAGCCAGACATGGACGGTCTAAAAAGCATCAAAATTATTTATTAAACACAACCCAAACAATCACAAAAATAAATATATAATTTAGACCATATAATAGACCATAAAAAAATAAAATAATATAGTTAAAGACCATATTATTTTAAAACACTCAATATTCACACTAATGATTATATTTTACATTTACATTTGTATTTTGCTCTTTATCATTTTCTTCATCGTCGTTGTGTGGAAATTTGAAAATTACGTAATTAAATTTTTTACCAGTTGGTGAGAAGCTATTTACATTCATTATAATATCATCATATTCATTCAGATAAAACAAAATATTCCCCATCTATATATTATATCTATATAAATTATTTCAGTTACGCAACTGAAACCACTGCCTGCCCCCCCTGATAACTGACCATGACGTTTTTCTTACTTACAAGTGTAACAACCAGTTGTGAGTCGGCAAATGCACTTAAATCATAATGCACTTCGATAGTACTTTGGCTCTTAGACCAATTAAATGCTTTTGCAGTCAGATCAAAGCATAAAATGGTTTGATTATTCTTAAATTCGTCAAATGTGAGATTGATACCATTACTATAGTCTGTTTTATCATTTGCAGATTTCACAAGACCATTATATGCTCTAGCAAGACCAACAGAACCAACACTTCCAGCACCATCTTGCAGATTATTATATCTAGTAAGAGGGTAACGTCTTCCATTTAGAGAAATTTCACAACTTTGCCAATTTTGTAACATTCTTTGAGGGTTGTTGTCAGCACCTACCACCTGTGTACCAGTGACCTGTCTAACTCCGACATATACGTAATCAACCTCTTCAGATGTGGTTATAACACGATATGTGCCCTGTGCACTATTTAAAGTGGGACTAACATATGCAGACCAGTTATGGAAGTCAAATGGACTTGACAGACCAGAACTAATAGATTTTTTAATAGTTAGGTCTGCAGATGGTTCTAAAACAATCCGTGGAGACCAAACACTCATTCGATCCACGAGCATTTTACCAGCTGTAGCCTCAGCCATAATATGTTCTGAAGATTGAGATTTTGTGAACTCGAAAGAGACTTCTTGATTTACTAATAATTTATCAACAGAGCAAAATCCACTTAGCTCAGACATTGCAATAAATGCAGAGCATTTTAAACTATTACCGGTTCGTGCTAATCGTGAATCAAAACCAGCATTGTCACCTGCAGCAGCTACAGAATCTCCAGAACCTGTATTTTTGTAATAGAAAAAGTTGCTCGCGTTCTGTGCGTAATCTTGAGAATATAACACAGTCCCTCTTACTAAAGAGGCTAAATCACATCTTTCTACAACTTCAGAGACCTGTCCATTGACCCTGACGGTAAGACGAGAAAACATACTTGAAATACCGTTTGCGAGGGTAGTTCTTGCTGCTCCAAGAGCAGCATTATTTGCTTCATTGACTAATCGAAAATTAACTTGAAGATAAGATTCACTTAAATTTGTATAATCTGAACTATTTTTTAAAACTATAGTAAAAATAGACGATTCGAGAACTGATTCATTATTTGTTCTGTGTTCAATAAGCTCATATTCTGAAAAATAACCAGCCATGCCTTTTGCACTGCTTTCTAGATCTAATTCTAATGGCATCATACTCATTTATATATATATTTATAAATATATTTTATTTTCTCAAATTGACCTATTTCTTTTTGCGTCTCGCTTTAGATTTTTTAGCTCCTTTCCCGAGTTGTTTTAGACCAGCAGCACTTTGACTTTGTAATTTAAATATTTCATTTAAATTTAGGTTATCTATATCATTTTTAATCTCTTTTTCAATTTTCTTTTTTGCTTTTTGTAAATCTTTTGATATTTCACTTTGTGTTTCTTCAACAGCTTCTCTTGCTGCTTCCTGTGTAATTAGAGCTTGTTGATTCATTATATCTTGGATTTTCTGTGCTTGCGCTTTAGAGACACGTTTACCTCTTGATTGTGCACTTCTTGCTGTTCTACTCAGAGCTTTTTTACCTCTCTTTTCTATAGTTTTTTTAACATTTGCACCGGCTAATACCTCTTCAATTGCATCCTCTGCCTCTTGTTTAGCGATCTTAGTTGCTCTCTTGCCAAATTTCTTTAATTCATCTTTAATCTCATCTTTGTTGTCTTCTATATATTTTTCCCCTGCTTGTTTTAATTGGGCACCTGTTTTTTTTAATAATTTGATACCCGCTTTTTTCAATTTTGGAGCACTTTGCTTAAATAAATTTTTTGCACCTTTGACCATGGCTTTTAAAATATTTCCAAATCCATCACCATAAATTCGTGTTTTTAAACCTTTACCGACATAGTGCATTCGGTGTAAATTATTTGGTTGTTTTAAATGCATTTATATATATATAAATACAGATAAATATTATTAAACGCTATATGTTAGATAAATATTTTAACGAGTCAATGTTATCTAAATAATTTAAATCATTTATACGTTGCTCTCTGCAAATTTTTTTTTCTTATGTGCAATCTTCATTACACCAGCATCATTTTGTTCTGTTTCATCATCGTCTGTTAATAGTTCATCTATCATTACTTCCGAGCCCTTTTGTGCTGCATTAATCAATTTACGAACACGTTCTAGCTCTTGCCTTTCTTTTTCTTTCTTTTTTAGCTCTCTTTTTCGTCTTATAGATCCAAAAAATGAAGGTATGTCTAAGACCTTTATTAATATAATAATTGTCGCGACCAGGGATGCTCCACTTTGCACTAAATTAGCGAGCTCAATATCATGCGAAGTATACATTGATAACCACTCAGTATTATTATTACTCATTATATATATATATATAATTATATAAAATTATATCAAAGAAAAAATTATAATTTCGTTATATTCATTTGGTAAATTTGTCAGTAAGTCCATATATTTTTGATAAGACATGTTTGCTTTACCCAAAGTCGAGTTTATGATCGCTAAACAGAACCAACCACATTTATTTGATGTTATGCTCTGGTTTTGCTCTGTTGTAGAGTAAAATTCGCATTTATGTTTTTTTATATAATTTGCTATATCATTTGTTAAATATATTACACCAAATGGATCATAATAAAATAATTTATTATTTTTACAAATTAAACAGACCCAATGTGTTCCTTCATTAGCCAAATCATCTAAATTTATTACAATCGATTCATTATTTTTCAATTTCTTTTTTTTTCTTAACTGGTCTTTAGCGACACAGTAAATTATTAATTTTTTATTTTTTCCATACTGTAATATGTCATAATTGCTTAATGGTTTAAAAATAGATTTCATTATTTTTAATATATATATATATTATATATAAATAATGAATAAAGATTCAGTTCTATTAAATATAACATCTGGCGGGGAGAGTATAAACGGATCATCACATGATTTTAATATAAATTTTTCAAATTTAGGTCTAATACACGATGCAAATACAAAACATGAAATTGCTTTAATTAGTTACAGTCTATGGTATAGTTGGTATAATGTTTCTGCAACACTAGGAAACAATTTATTTAAGTATAATAATGGTAGTGTTGATAGAATTCTTACTCTCCCAAATGGTCAATACGGTGTAAGTGATTTAAATGCTTTAATTAAAAATCAAATATTGGCTCTTTCAGATGACCCTGACTCAATTACAATTAGTGGTAATTATAATACATTGAAAGTTGATATAGTGATCACTGGATCATATTCTGTTACATTTGATGGTTCAGGTCTACAGAATTTATTAGGTTTTACAGAAGGTATATTTATAGCTGGAACATGGTCTTCACAAAACCAGCCAGACATCACAAACGGGATTGATGCTGTTCAGATCCATACCTCGCTTATTAGTCCAAAATCAAATTTAATTAATAATACACAAAGCACTTGTATACATCAATTTACACCACAAAGTGGTCCAGGGTCTAATTTAAGTGCAACAATTTCATATCCAATTTATTTACAGACCAACAATGCAGGGAATATTCATTTTAGCTCGTTTTCTGTAAAAGATAATTTAGGTAGACCTTTAGATCTAAATGGAGAGCAGACCAGTTTTGTATTTCATATTAGGTCTGTGACTTAAGACCATAGAATTTTATCAGCATACCACGATGGAGATCCAACTTTATTACGATGATTATCGTGTCTTTTCTTATAATTCGTCTTTTTCTGCTCTGCCATTTTTGGATCTGTTAATAAATATGTCGGGTAGTCATTATAGCCGGTTGCTCCAATAGATGTGATATATTTATTATGCTTTGTAAATATATCTATTTTTTTATCTTTTCTTGTTGATGGTCTAATTATTACACCTAATTTTTTGGCGTTATCATATGATCTAATTTTAATTTTATATTTATGCATTTAATATAAGTATATATATTTTCTTTATAAGTAATTCTATTTAAAAAGATATTTATTAAAAATAATAAAATGAAAATATTTATCTATTGCATTTATAATAATAATTTTAAAAAACAGTTTTATATTGGATCGACAAAAAAATATAAAAAACGAATGAGAGAGCATAAGTCAAATTGTTATAACCAAAATAGACGAAAATATAACTATACACTCTATAAATTTATTAGAGAAAATGGTGGATGGTCTGAATTCTCTAAAATAATAATTGCGACAGTTGATGTAGCTAATAAATTAGAACAATTGAAAATCGAGCAGGTCTATTTAGACCATCTTGAACCTGGTTTAAATAATTTGAGGTCTTATCGCACACCTGAACAATTAAAAAAATGGTATAACACAAAAAAGATATGCATATGTGGTTGTAAATATACAAATGTGAATAAATCCAGACATGAAAGATCTAAAAAACATAAAAATTATTTATTAAAAAACACAAAAACAAACTTAATAAATAAATATATAAATTCAATTTAATGACAATAATATAGTTAAATACAATATTATTATTTTAAATATTAAAATCAATAGTAAATAGCTCGTCCCAATTTTTTCTATATTTTTTTGATTTTTCTGTTGCAGTGTTGTCGATTAAGAAAAATTGATATGGTTTATTCAATACTGTATTATATAATGTTTTAAATTCTTTTGAGGTCATATCACTCGCAAGCTCTTGTGCCAAAGACTGGATCTCTCGATTGTTATTGTTGTTAAAGAGCACACAGTGAGATAAATTTAATCTCACCTGTCGAGGGGTCTTAAAATAGAGCTGGTTACACATTATGATAGATGCATTAGCGTGCCTGCAGCGACAGAAATAAGATGATATTTTCTTCTCTTCACTGCGATTGAGGTTGTTGAAATCATCAATTAAAATTAAATTTCTATATTTAGGATCAAACTCTTTAATATCAGGCAGATCGTCAAGCGAATCAGCCCACAGCTCTATAATTTTATGATTGATACCATGCATCCTCTCAATGGTCTGTTCAATGTCCATTAGATAATTTTTTAAATAAACGTATTTGCTTTGAGTGTTGTGTCTACTAATAACATACAACTTGTCAAAGCAAGTTTGCTTCATTATAAATTGAATTGCCATAGAGGTCTTTCCAAGCCCACTAGACCCAATGCATAACATTCGAAATGGATGAGCCGGTAATAGATCATGTTGCCGTGTTTTTTGTTTATCGTTTTCATTACCCACAAGGTGGTCTATATTATAAATTTTTAATATATCATCATTTAATTTTTTCATTTTTTATATATATATATATATATTATATATGATTAACCAAGCCACATATTATCAATTAGATGATCCACAAGTGTATAAAGCACGATCTTTAGCTCTTGAAATTGTAAATAATGATTTAAAAAATCAAATGATTAAAAAAGAACATGCTCGATTTCAACAGTTATCAGATGAGATAAGAGCACAACAATTAAAAAAACAAGCATTGGGTGTTATAGCAGACCAATCAAGAATAAATGAGATGGAAAATGCACTATTTAAAGAAATTGCGAGATCTGAAGTAGCACAGCCTATTTATGATCCAAGAGCCATAGCGCAAGCAGCACCATTAGCAGGTGTAGAAGAAACTAAAATTGCTGATAACACAGATGAACAAATGGTAAAAAATCTTGTAGATGATGCTATTCGAACTGCAACACAAAATATAGAAAGAGCACGTAAATTAGCTGTTAAAGCTGCGATCGAGAAAACAGATGCAGCCGAGAGCAAAGCTGAGGTTGCAATTAATGAAGCTATTGAAACAAGTGCAGATGCTACAATTGGATCAAAACAAAGAGAATTAGGTCGTGAATTAGACGAACAAGAGCAAATTGATATAGAAATACAAGTTGAATCATGGATAGATGATATAATTGATCAAGCTATTGAAGAAGCTGAAAAAGTTCAAGTTGAGATCAAACCAGCAGCAGTTGAAGAACCAGCAGCTAAAGCTAAAGAACCAGTAGCTAAAGTTGAAGAACCAGTAGCTAAAGCTAAAGAACCAGCAGCTAAAGACCTTACAGACGCTCAAATTGATAATATGAATAAACAACAACTTCTCGACGAGATAATGAATTTTAATGTGAAATCGAAGAATAAACGAGAATTTAATTCAAGATCCACATTTAGCGGTAAAGGCAATGAACGTGTTTATAAAAAAATATTAAAGCATTATACAAACAATCCAGATTTAACACCATCGGAACGTCATTCATATTGGACAGAGGCACTTAAAGCAGATAAAACCGAAAAAATGTTTGATATTCTTCCTCCTGTTCCAACATCACAAACACAAAAAGCAGCAAAAAAGAAACCAGAAGCAGCAAAAAAGAAACCAGAAGCAGCAAAAAAGAAACCAGAAACAGTAGTATCAGCAGAAGCAATTCAGGAACAGGGAGGCGAAGGCATTACTCAAATTGGAACAGGTATGTCTCAGCTAGGGACAGGTCTGATGGAAGACCTAAGACAAATTATTTTATTATCTGGGTCTGCTTCTGCTGGAAATGATAATATTAAAATGCAAAAGAAAATTTTGAGATTACAGAACAAAATTAAAAAAAATGTTCAGAAGATGAATGCGAAACAAAAAAAAGAGCTAGAAAACGAAATCCAGAAGCAAATGATTAAAAAAATAGCTAAATCAAAAATTTAATATGTATATACATGATTATCGAGTGTTTTAAAATAATATGGTCTTTAACTATATTATTTTATTTTTTTATGGTCTATTTTATGGTCTAATTTATATAATTATTTTTGTGATTGTTTTAATTTGTTTATTTGTTTATTTAGCGAATTTGATTTTATTATATACAAATTCGCTAAAAGTAAAGCTTTTTGACATTTTTAAAAATTATCATTTTTTTCAAAAACTGAATTATGCTCTTATTATGGTCTTATCAGTGTTAGATTAAATAAATTTATGGTCTAAATTATTTGAAAAATCATGTAAAAAACAATCAAAAAATAGCAATTCTGAAAGACCATATTAAGACCATCAAGTGGAAATAAAAAATATAAAAAGACCATCAAGTGGTTTTGTTATATAAGAAATAAAAATTTCAGTTTATGAGGAAACTGAATTATGTATATAAGATAAATCAGTTTTAACCAAAACGTATTAAATGCTAAGAGCACACTATTGATGACCTTTTGACCTAAATACAGTGTTTTACACCATGCATAGACCATAAAAAAATTGAAATAAAAAACGGTTTTTCAGTCTATTTTGAGCCTATTTTCATAGACCACATAGACCATAAAAAAAATGAAAAAAAATTATAAAGACCATAACACCGTCTTTCAAAAAATAAAATAAAACACAAAATTTTGAAAAAAAATAAATTTCTTTACTTTTATAATAAAAATTCACAAGTTGTAACAAAGTTATATCAAAAAATTAATATAATTCATTAAATATATAACAAAAAAATGTCAAATATATTTAATAACTCAACTGATTCTGATATCAATCAGCGCACTTTAAACTTTCAAAATCTATCTATAACTGCACCATCAATACCTATTTTAGGTTCGAATAATAATGTATCATCTGCTCCGGTAGGCACAGCAGGTTTAGACCTAATCAGTAAAGACACATTAGATGATGTTAAAGACGATGTATTAGGTCTAAGATTGAAAAATTTATCAACTGCTTCTTTCGCATCTGAATCAGTCGCAACAATAAATGGAGATACAATCAATTCAACACCTGTAAGCACAGCAGGTAAAAACCTAATGAATATTACATCAATTGCAGATCTAAGAACACAAATTTTAGAAACAACAGAAGAGGCAGTTGTATTTACAGCAGATACTAAAAATGAAATCAATTTTTATACTGGTTCAACACAGACTACATCAGATCTCAGATTACAATTAACAAACGAACTAATTATGCTACAAACTGGAGACGAATCAATGAATATCAAACTTGATAATCAGAGCACTT